TAATGGAAGTTGGTGATGTAATGGCTGTATCAGCGAATACAGAATACTCACTAATTAACATGAACTTAGGTTAAGGAGTAAATTATGTCAGGATATTCAGATGTAAGAGCAGTTACTATAACTGCCGATACAGTAGCATTAGATGCTGATGGAATATCAGTCGCAGCCTCAGTTGGAAATAACGCAGCACTTGTAATAGGTGGTGCGTTAGCTTCAGGTGGTGCAGTTTCACTTAGTCATGGAAGGATTGTAACGATCCTTTCTGCTGGGAATGATGCAGCTAAATCTTTTACTGTAACTGGCACTGATGTTAATGGAGATGCTCAAACAGAATCCATTACAGGTGCTAACGCAGGTACTGCTACTGGAACTAAGTTTTTTAAAACTATATCAGGCATTTCAGCAGTTGGTAATCCAGCAGGTAATGTCTCAGCAGGAGTTAACGCTTCAGCAGCAGATGTTATATTTGCAGGAAGAAGTAGGCTTAAAGGTATTTATTTAACAAGTACAGCCACAGCAGGTACTGTTGATTTCTTAAATACTTCTCCTTCAGGTACAAGTATTATGGGATTAAGTTCTGTTGGTGATGCTGATGCAACAAGAGATGTAGTTATACCAGATGAAGGCGTAGTGTTTTCTGCAGGTATCTATGTTGAATATACTGTATCAACATTTTTAACAATGACAGTATTTCACGCTTAGGAGATTATTATGAAATATATTATTTCAGAAACAGGTCAATTTCCACCTCAATATAAAGTTCTTCAAGAAAATAAAAATGGAATATGGACACCAATTTTTGGTCCTGATCCTGATCTTGAAGATGCTCAAAGAAAAGTTGCAGAAATGCAGCCTTCTAAAAAGGTTGAAAAGCCTATAGTTGAGGTTAAGGTAAAAGAACCTAAAAAAGTTGTAGCTAAAAAAACTCCAGCTAAAAAAGGTAAGTCTAAAAAAACTGCTACTAAAAAATAGCATAACTCACTTTGTTTATAGTACCCTTACAGAGGGTGCTATAACTATTTAATTAAAAAGGTAAATTATGAAAAAATCAAAATACATGAGAGGTGGTGGAAAATCATCTGAATATAAAGCTGCTGGTGGTATGAAAACTGAAGTAGGCAAAGAAGCTAAAACTCAATCGTACAAAGAATATGTGCAAAAAATGTTTGGCGGTGGCAATACAAGTGGACCAGCTATGAAAAAAAATAAAACTGCAAAAGGTATGGCAATAGGTGGAAAGTCATCTAAATATATGCCTAAAGGTGGTAAAGGTTAATTAACTTTTTTTAAATGACCAAAAGAAAAAGAGAAAACCCTATACGCAAAACAACTACAGGTAAGGGTGCTAATTACCGATCTACCAAGTCTGGTGCTGGTATGACTAAGAAAGGAGTTGCGGCTTATCGCAAAGCAAATCCAGGTTCTAAGTTAAAAACAGCAGTAACAGGTAAAGTAAAAAAAGGTAGTAAGGCTGCAAAGCGTAGAAAATCTTATTGTGCAAGGTCAGCAGGACAACTTAAAAACAGTTCAGCAGAAACAAGAAACGATCCTGATTCTAGAATTAGACAGGCTCGTAGAAGATGGAAGTGTTAATATAGGATAATTATGAAAAGGAATAGATTTAATCCTGGTGGACAAATTGGTAGAGAAGATAATAAAAAAGCCTTTCCTAATGAAACACAGGTTATGAAAAGTTTTAAAGGGTTAGCACAAATTTATAGTGATGTAACAAATAACAATACAGAAGAAAAAACAAACACAGAATTAAATAAACCTTATTATTCTGAAATAACCAAAAAATCTTATAAGACAGCCAGTGAAAGATATCGTGATGAAAAAGGTCCTAAATACAGAGAAAAAATTAACAAAATTAAAAAAAAACAAATAGAAAAAAAAAATAATAAGAGCAAATAATGGCAACAAGTGGAACAACAACATTTAATCTAGACATGAGTGAAATCATGGAAGAAGCCTATGATCTATGTGGTTTAGAGCTTCGTTCAGGTTATAGCTATAGAAGTGCAAAAAGAGCACTTAACCTTGTATTTTTAGAATGGCAGAACAAAGGTTTAAATCTTTGGACAATAGAACAAGACTCTACTGTGCTTACAGCAGGTACAAGCAGTTATACAGTAGATGCAAGTGCTTTAGATATTGTAGATGTTTTTATTAGAACTGATTCTGCAGATACCAATAAACAATTTGATCAAAGATTAAATCGTATATCTAGAACAGAATATGCCCACCAAGCCAGTAAACTAACTCAATCAAAACCTACACAATTTTTTGTAGACAAAGACAGTGACTCAGTGAAAATAGTTCTTTGGGCAACTCCAGACTCAGCACAAACATATACACTTGTTTATGATTATGTAAAACGAATAGAAGATGTTGGAACAGTAGCTACTTTAAATGCTGATGTGCCTTCTAGATACCTTCCTTGCTTAACCTATGCCTTAGCATATAACTTAGCTTGTAAGTCTCCAGAAGCTCAACAAAGAGTTCCTATGATACGACAGCGTTACATGGAGTTATGGGAAGAGGTAACTGAAGCTGATAGAGAAAAAGCTCCAGTTAGATTTGTTCCAGATGTAAGTTTTTATAATTAAATGTACGCACAAGGCAAAAAAGCATTAGGAATATGTGATCGTTGTGGTTTTTCATTTAAATTAAATAATTTAAAATATGAAATATTAGACAGTAAAAGAACTGGATTTCGTGTATGCAATGAATGTTTTGATGAAGATCAACCACAACTTAAACTAGGTCAAATAGATACTAGTGATAAACAAAGTCTTTATAACCCTAGAGTAGATACAGGAGAAGAAGAATCAACAACATATTTTGCTTTCGATCCAATAGGTGGTGGTGTTTCTGAATTTGGTTCTCGCACTATGGGATTAGATATTAAAGGTGAAATAGGTAAAGTAACAGTGAGCACATCATGAGTTGGACATATACAACATTAAAATCAGCAATACAAGATTATACGCAAAATACAGAATCAACATTTGTTGCTGACTTAGCAATAATTATTACTCAAGCAGAACAAAGAATTATTAAGTCTGTTGAGTTACCAAATTTTAGAAAAAATGTAACTGGAAATTTAAGTTCTGGTAATCAATATTTAGCCACACCAAGTGATTATTTATATCCTTATTCTTTAGCTACTATAGACACTGATGGTAATTATACTTATCTACTTAGTACAGATGTAAGTTTTATAAGAGAGGCTTATCCTGCAATTGCTACAACAGGAAATCCAAAACATTACGCACAATTTGATGACAATACATTTATTGTTGGTCCAACCCCAAGCTCATCACTTAATGCAGAATTACATTATTTTTATATACCTCAATCAATATCAGCGACATCTGATGGTACTAGTTGGCTAGGAACAAATGCTCCAGAAGTATTGCTTTATGCTTGTTTATGCGAAGCCTATACCTTTATGAAAGGTGAGCCTGATATTCTTGTAAACTATGAAAAAAGATTTCAAGAAGGATTGCAAAGACTTACACTAGAATCAGATGGATATAATAGAAAAGATGCTTACAGAGATGGACAACGAAAAATTAATGTCTAATGAGCCTATTAAAGAATTAGAAGGTAAGAATGTTGCAATAGTTGCTATGGGTCAAAGTCAAATAGACTTTCATTTATCACAAACACACAGCGTAGAATTTGATGAAGTATGGGCAATAAATGCAATGATAGGTGTTTTACCTAAAATTGATAGAGCATTTATCTTAGACCCAATGAGTAGATTCCTAGATACAGAAGATGCTGGAACAATGACACCTATGATGCGTAGGCTTTTGCCTAAATGTAATTTTCCTATTTATACTTGTGAGTTAGATAACAGAGTTCCTTCTGCTATTGACTATCCAATAGAATCAATAGTAAGTGATTTAGGCTGCTCATATTTTAATAACACAATTCCTTATGCTATAGCTTTTGCTTTATGGAACAAAGTTAAACAGCTTTCTCTTTTTGGCATTGATTTTACATATAGAAGCAATATGCATTTTGCAGAAGCAGGTAGATCATGTACTGAGTTTTGGTTATCTAAATGTATCGATGCAGGAATACAAATAGAAGTAGCACCTAGATCATCGTTGCTTGATATGGATATACCAATGCAAGAAAAATTATATGGTTATCATAGACTTAATGATCCGAAAATAACTTATCAAGATGGTCCAAACATGAGTGTTTGTAAACTGTCAGAAGTTCAAATACAAGAAACGCCTAAGCCAGTTGGCATAATTAATAGAAATGATTTAGAATTAAATCCTGTAGAACCAAAGAAATATTAATATGTTTTCATTAAAAACAGATATTACAGTAGGAAATTTAGGTGTTACCACAACGGATAATGGTGGTCATAGCATAGACACAATTGCAGAAATGGCAACAAACAAGATTATTTCTATCAGTGATAAAGCTGATCCTATGATCAAAGCACAAGCTCACGCTTTTAAAGATAGAACAAAAATGGTTATTGCATACTATATTAAAGAAGGAATTGAAAATCATCTTTGCACAGTATGTAATGAATTAGAAAAACAAGGTCATAAAGACCTAGCAAATATTATAAGGAGACTATAATGGCAATAACACAATCGATGGCAACAAGTTTTAAAAAAGAACTATTAGAAGGAAAGCATAACTTTTTAGCTTCTGGAGGTAATTCTTTTAAATTAGCTTTGTACACTTCAAGTGCAACAATGGGTGCAGCTACTACAGCATTTACCACAACCAATCAAGCATCTGGAACTAATTATAGTTCTGGTGGTTCTGCATTAACTAATATTAATCCAGCTTCATCAGGTACAACAGCTTTTACAGATTTTGCTGATTTAACTTTTGGTACAGCTACCATTACAGCTAGAGGTTGCATGATCTATAACGATACTAATGCCGATAGAAATGTTGCAGTATTTGATTTTGGCGGAGATAAAACATCTACAGCAGGAAGTTTTACAATAACTTTCCCTACTGCTGATGCATCAAACGCTATTATAAGAATAGCTTAAATTAGCCAATGGCTAATTTAACTGGTTGGGGTAGAGGCACTTGGGGTCAATTAACCTTTGGTGAACCTATACCTGTTACTTTAACAGGAGTAGCAGGAACTTCAGCTTTAGGTTCAGAAACAGTTACAGGTGATGCAAATATTACCGAAACAGGATTAGCAGGTACTTCTGCTTTAGGCTCAGTAACAAGTAAAGGCGATGCAAATGTTGCTGAAACAGGTATTGCCGCTACAGGACAAGTAGGAACAGCTACTGCAACAGGAGTTGCTTTAACAGGAGTCACTGGTTTATCAAGCACTTCTGCATTAGGTACTGAAACAGCAACAGGTACTGCTGAAGTTGTTATTAGTTCAGGTGTTGCAGGAACAAGTGCTTTAGGTAACGAAACTGTAACAGGCGTTGCTAATGTAGCACCTACTGGTTTAGCAGGTACTTCAGCCCTAGCTTCTGTGGGTATAATTGGTGAAAATATAATTGGAGTAACAGGATTTAGTGCAACATCGGCATTAGGTGCTTTAGAAGAAGTAACAGCAGACGCTAATGTTTATCCTACAGAAATTAATGCAACAGGTACTTTAGGAAATATTTTAATTTGGAGTTTAATAAGTGATTCTCAAACACCAAATTGGAGTGAAGTAGCATAATAATATATAATTTTTTTAACGAGGAAAAAAAATGGCAAGTTCATATGTAAATGATTTAAGGCTTAATGAAATGGCTACTGGTGATGCCAGTGGTACATGGGGAACTACAACCAATACAAATTTAGAATTAATTGGTGAAGCATTAGGTTATGGTACAGAAGGCATTACAACCAATGCTGACACTCATACTACTACAGTAGCAGATGGTGCAACTGATCCAGGAAGAGCTATGTATATTGAATACACAGGCACACTAGATTCAGCTTGTACTATTACAATTGCTCCTAACACACTAAACAGAATGCATTTTATTGAAAATGGTACTAGTGGTTCACAAAATATTATTATTTCTCAAGGCTCTGGAGCTAATATCACTATTCCACCAGGAGATGTTAAAGCAGTTTACCTAGATGGAGCAGGAAGTGGAGCAGCAGTCGTTGACGCTTTTGCCAGTCTTAATGTTGTAGATTTAAAAGTACAAGACGATTTAACAGTTACAGATGATACTACTATAGGTGGAACATTAGGTGTTACTGGAGTTTTAACAGCCACTTCACTAGACATTTCTGGTGATATAGATGTTGATGGAACATCTAACTTAGATATTGTGGATATTG